AGATTGGTTTACTATTGACTTGTTTAATTCTTCTGAACAAATCAGTGAATTAGTCTACTCAAAAAATGATTTTTATTATAAAAATTATATATTTGAAATAATATCTGATTTTGAAAAGAACGATCTTTCAGAAAACGGAAAAATAAAACTGGATCATTATTCTTTTGGGTATGATCCAAGCTGTGGCATGGGCTCAGAAGAGTTTACCCCGTATCTGACGAGTAGAAGTATTTTTGGAGGAAACGTAAATGGCTAGAATAAGAAGAAAGATAGAGAACTTAAAGCCACGGGAAAAACTATGTGGTAACAGCCAAGATAAAAAATTCTGACATAAACCAAGAATCAGAAAAAGCAAATGCGGTAAGAATAGCTGTTCCCGTAGACCAAACTATTCCGGATTATCCGCTTAATCTCGCTCTGTATGCATTTTTTGAGCAAGCCATGTTTGTCTTTGATAACGTGTTAGACAAAGATGTTACTTCTTACGAATATGAACTTTACAAGTCAGATCAAGTTACTGGTTCTTTTCCAAATTACTCTTTGATAAATAATCCAACGATTTATCTTTCGGGTGAATCGAGTTCAAACGTTTTTGCCGTGGCAGTAGAAAACAGCACTGACACTACGACCATAAGGTATTACGGAAGAGTAAGAACGAAGGATACCAGCAACAATTACAGCTCTTGGTCGCCGTTGGTGTTGTCTGACCAAGACACTCCGCTCATAGGCAATCAGTATGTTGCCAGCCTAACTGCGGCAAAAATAACCGCAGGAACGATAGGCGCCCATCAAATAGTTCTTTCTCAAGCGGGGGCACAAACGAATATTGCTGCACCAGCAAACATGGCAATACTTAGATCTTCTGATTACAACGGGTCTTATGATAACGGGACCTCTAGTTGGACCAATGGAACTAGCGGATGGGTAGTCGCCGGAGACGGACACGCTGAGTTTTCTTCGGCTTCAATAAGGGGTGGGCTGAAAGCTGGATCAGTTTACATAAATGCGGACAATCGATGGAGAAGAAATAGTTCTGATACTTCTTCGTCAAGTGAGTTCAAGGTTGGGTCAAATGATAAATATTTGTATTTTGATGGAACCGACTTGACTTTCACCGGTAATCTTTCTGCGGCTGGTGGAACTTTCACCGGTGCCTTAAGCGGCGGAACAATAGACATTGGTGGATCAGACGCCACTTCTTTTCATGTCGATATTGAGGGCAACATGTGGCTCGGTGCTGGCGTATTTGCAGATGGAACTTTTAGAGTCACGAAAGAAGGAGACGCTTACGCCAATAGTTTGATTACAAACAAATTAAATCTTTCTGGTGATACTGAACTGGGTAATAATGGAAAAATATTTTTGGGCGCTGGAAACTTCAACAATGATGACACTCCGTTTTATGTTGACAGCGATTCTCAATTTTCTCTGGGAACCAAGCTAGTTTGGAACGGTAGTGCTCTTACGGTTAGGGGTAATCTGAAATTGGAGGATGGATCTCTTGCCATAAATAAATATGACGCAGACGAAGCCGCAGAAGAAGCAGTAGAGGGGTTTAAAGATGAGATATATGAAGATGGTTTTATTGGTGGACTGACAATTAATGCAACCAAGATGTTCTTTGGTCAGGGACTTTACAATAATGAAAACACCGCATTTTATGTTGGCAAGAATAATTCTACTGGTCAAGCAGATTTTTCTCTTGGGGACAAACTGACCTGGGACGGAACAGATCTAACTATAAAAGGAAATATAACCGCAACCTCTGGAACTTTCGCCGGTAATCTTTCTGCGGCTGGTGGAACTTTCACCGGGACTTTGTCTGTTGGTTCGGTAAGAGTTGGTGACGAGGCAATCAATTCTGGCAGTCCAGAAAAAGGAATATCAATTTCAGGAGCAGGACTAAGCCAATGGAATAATGCCTGGATTCAGAGAACAGATAACTCGGTATATTTTAAGGCCGGAAATACAACAAGGTATATCCAATTAGATACATCAGGAAATAATGAAATAAAATTTCCAAATTTTTCAGTAAATAATGAGGGATCAATTGTAGCTACAAACGCAGACATCACAGGAAGAATAACCGCAACCTCTGGAACTATATCTGGAGATTTGGTTACTGGCGGCACTATTAAAGGAACAACAATTGATATAGGCAACGGAACTTTTCTGGTTAATTCCGATGGATCAATGGCTGCAACCAACGCCGATATAAAAGGAACTATAAGGGCAGACGCCGGACTCATTGGGGGTTGGACTATTCACGTTGGCCACATCTCAGGAGGGGGGCAATCTAATGGTGTTGTAACAACTTTAGATCCAAACGGCAACAATCAATTCGGTAACAATGTTGATGCTGGAGGTAGGGTTACAGCACAAGGACAGGTAGACGGCATCGGTATTTTAGCCAAAAATGCTGGTATCAAAGCTAATGACAGTTCTATAATCGGGGGGAAGGGAATTTCGTATCCAGGACCAGGCGTTGCTAGTGCGAATTTTGTTGCATTCCAGTGGGACTCGCCAAAGTTGTATGGAATTATTGATAATGTCCAGCCGGTTGTTGTGGGAATAGTATCTGATATTAGATTTAAGAAAAATATTGTTGATGCTGAAGATATCTATGTTCAAAAGTTATTAAATAATTTAAGAATTGTTGAATTTAATTCATATGATCCTGAAACTGATAGGACTAATATGGATCTAAAAAATATTGGTGTTGTAGCTCAAGAAGCCATTGAGGCATTTCCGGATATTGTCAAAGATGTTAATAAAGATGGTTCAAATCAATATGCTTTGGCGGTTGATTATGTTGGTTTTGTTCCATATCTTATTAAAACTGTTCAATATCTGTCTAATCAAATCAATAATTTGACAACGAGATTAACTTTACTAGAATCAAACTAAAAATTTTCAAAAAAGATAGAAAACATGAAAAGAAAATGGTACAATTGGAGGATGTCCAAAATAAACACTAAGCCAAACTGGCAAAGCAGCAAATCATCAAATAGTTACGAATCACCGCAAGTTGAATTAGAAAGTCACGATCAAAGCATGCAACAAAACTATACTAAAGAAAATAATCAACAAGTTGAACAACAATCTTCCGGTTTAGATGTAAATTTAATTATTGCTTCTTTTCAAGAAAAATTAGCTCAATTAACTACCGAACTAGTTGTAAAAGATGCTACAATTAAACAGTTAACAAATATTATCAATAGTATGAGAGGACAAAAGTAAAATGACTGAAGAAAACGCACAAGAGCAAAAGTCAGAATTTGCAATAGAAATTAAAATTAGCGATAAGAATCTTTCATATAGAAGCGATTTTGCCGAGTCTGAAACAATCTTTTGGCTAGAAGCCGTCAAGGGTCTTATCATTAAGAATACCTTTGAAAGAGCTGGAATAGAGCAAAAGTAAGTTATAAAAATTAGTCTTAAAGCTACTATTTAAATAGCTTTTACAGGAGAGAAAATGGCCATTCTAGATTATCTGCCATTTCGTTCTTTGGACAATGTTTCCGGGAGGAGATTTGTTGCCAGAACAATAGATCCAGAAAACGTCAAGCAGTTGCCAAAAACAATGAAGATTGCCGCGTTGGCTCTAGGCTTTCAGGGTTCTACCTGGTATTACAATAGCAGGTCAACCTTTGAGCCTTCGCCATATGACTTTGATCGAATAATGCAAGCGGTAGATACTGATTCATATGTTCGTCAAGCCATGAATAAATATAAAGAACTTTTTTGGAAAGAAGGATGGCAAATATCTGGGGAAAATCAAGAAGCAGTTTCTTATCTGTATCAAAGAATAGATTTTATTGAAATGGCTATGAAAAGGCCTTTTATAGATTTTCTTGAAGAAGTTTCGGATCAACTGTTTAAGTTTAGCAATGCATTTATAGTGAAAGCTCGCGGAGACATATCGGAATATTTTCCGGAAAAACTTAATCCCATAAATTCTACTCAACCAATTGTTGGTTATTATTTAATACCAACCGAGCAAGTTAGAATATTAAGAGATAAATTTAACAGACCAAAAGCGTACCAGCAATCGACCGATCCACTTACTTATTCGCCCACTGACAAAGATCCGGTTTGGGCCGCAGACAGAGTTATTCATATTGCGATAGACAAAAAAACAGGAAGAGCTTTTGGTACTCCATTTTTGAGCAACGTATTAGATGACGTTGTTGCGCTTAGACAAATGGAAGAGGATATACAAAATCTGGTTCATAGAGAATTGTTTCCGTTATACAAATATACTATCGGCACTCCCGAGCAGCCAGCTGAGCCAAACGAAATAGACAGGGCAGCAGCTGAAATTGAGAACCTTAGATCCGAAGGCGGATTGATTCTTCCCCATAGGCATAACATAGACATAGTGGGAGCAGGAAAAGAAGCACTTGATGCAGCTGGATACCTAGAGCATTTTAAAGAAAGGGTTTCAGTCGGTCTAGGACTTGCCCCTCATCATCTGGGCATTGGTATGAATGGCGGAAATAGATCGGTAACGGACAGACTTGATGTGGCTTTATACGATAAAATAAAGAAGTATCAAAAGATATTTTCTGAAACGATAAGACTACACATGTTTAATGAACTATTGTTTGAGGCTGGATATGACCCAATTCTTAATCCAGTAACGGATGGAATTTCGGATCGTTGTTACTTTAAATTTAATGAAATAGACGTAGACACTCAAGTTAAAAAAGAAACTCACGTAATTCAAAAATTTGTCAATAACTTGATTGGAATAAGCGAAGCTAGACTTGAACTTAACTTGAGTACAAGTCAAGTTCAAGTCTAGCTTCGCTTATTCCAATCAAGTTATTGACAAATTTTTGAATTACG